CACCGCAGCATCAGGCAGGGTCACATGGGCAGGCGGCTGCAATGGCCCCAGGGCGGCGGCCTGGCTGGCCTGTACGGCGGCTTTGGCGCTGTCGGATCGGGTGCGGCGTGTTTGTTTCATAATGTGGAATCTTCACCCTTAGCGTTGAAAGAAGGGGGAGCGGCCGGTCTAGTCCCGTCAGCCCCCCGTGATTTCTGGCGCTCGATGGCGCTGCGGGCCGCCAGAACGGCATCAGACGGGCGATACCACGGGTGCGAGGGGTCCAGGGGCATCCCGTTCAGATCGCAGCCCAGATACACGCGCTTGCCGTGGTCGCGGGCGGTCTTGATCGAATGGCACGAGTGGCACAGCGGGGCCAGGTTGTCGCGGTCGTTGTTGCCGGGGTTGCCATCGGCATGGTCTACATCGGTCGCAGGTTCAGCAATGCCACGGGCCGCACACATGCGGCACAGCGGTTCATCGGCCAGGACCGTAGCGCGTAGCTTCTGCCAGGCCGCACCGTTCAGCTTGAGTGTGCGCCGGGGATCAGCATCACGGCCTGTCTGGTTGCTGCGGCGCTGGCGTTGCTGTGCGGCCAGCACAGCGGGCAGGTTGCGGGGCTTCATGTCGTGGCCCCCGTGGGCGGCTGCGGCGTCGGGAATCGCTTGCTGGGGTACGGCTTGGCCGGGGTCGTGGAAACTGCCGGATTCCCGGTAGTTTGATCGTCGATCCCCTCGATGGGCGGCAGGTTTTCCAGTTCGCGGGCCTCGGACGGTTTCAGCCATCCGGCATGGATGCCTGACGCATAGAACGCGGCGCGGGTCGTGGAATCACCACGCAGCAGACCTTCAACCGAATGCTCGACAAAATAGGTGCGCCGCCCCGCTTCGGTCAGGCACTTGGATGCAATGCCACCTTCCCACATGGACAGCCAGCGGCGCAGGGTCAGCGTCACAAATTGCCGGTTCAGTTCCACGCTGTTGGAGTAGTTCGCGGATTCCATCGCGCCCACGATGACGGGCGGCACCCGGAACAGGCGGGCCACTTCGGCCACGTTGAATTTGCGGGCCTCGATCCATTCGGCATCCTCCAGGCTCATGCTGATCGGCTTGTAGGTCAGGCCAGCTTCCAGCACTGCGGTCCGTCCAGAATTGGACGCACCACCATACTGATTTGCCCAGGATTCCTTCAATGCCTGCTTCTGTTCGGGCTTGAGCACTTGCGCGGTTTCCAGCACACCGGCCAGCCGTGCGCCGTGGCGGAATGTCGCCGTGCCGTGTTCCTGTTCGGATTGCGCCAATTCGATGACGCCACGGGCCACAGCAATCGGACTCAGGCCCAGCACACCATCAGGGCCGATGCGATGGCGCAGGTGCAATACCTCATGATCCAGCAGGCGCACCAGCTTACCGGCGCGGTCTGTGTACTCATAGGCCAGACGGCCATTGGCGAGGCGCAGGACTTGCACATTGGCCAGCGGCCACAGTTCGCGCACCTGCCCATCACTGCCGCGCACGATCCGGGAAAAGTGATTGCCGGTCAGCAGGACTTCGGCGGTCGCCAGTTCCCGGTATTCCATCGCGGTCTGTTCCGGGTTCGGCTGGTCGTGAAGCACCTTGTACAGCGGATGGCTGCGGGCCTTTTCGCGGCTTTCGCCCGTGTCGCGGTACAGGTGAAGGGGCAGCGTGCTGACGGTTTCGCTGATCGCGGCCACGCAGGCATAGACGGCGGCCACGCCTTGCGCGGTCTGCGGATTGACCGGGCCGGTGCGCAAGGCCGCGAAGTCCTGCCAGTAGGAATCACCGCCAGGGGCTTGGTTTGTGCTGCGGCGCTCATACCCCAGGCGGGTTAACAGTCGGGTGAACATGATTAACAAGTCTCCAGCCAGGCGCGGTTAACATCGAAGGGGCGAAGGCTGCGGGCCTCGACGGTCGTGGCGGCATAGGCCGGGAACGCCTGAACAATGCTCACCTCGTGCAATTCCACCTGGCGCAGTTCGCGCAAGTCGCCTTGCCAGTCGTCGTCTACCGCACGAAAACCGAAAGACATGCCGCCCAGGTCGCCGCGTTCGGCCAGCGCCAGCAGATCACGGCCAGCTTGTGTGTCAGGCACCTGCAATGAGAAATACAGACCTTGGTCATCTTCGCGCAGCTCCAGGGTGTTGGATTTCGTGCGGCCCAGCAGTACGGCGGGGTCATGGTCGCGCAGGCACAGCACGTCACGGCCAGACGCCAGCGACTGCCGGAACGCACCGGGCCGGATCACTTCCCGAAAGTCAGCAATCCGGGCCTCGGTGTTGAACCGGGCCGCATATCCCACCAGGCGGCGATTGCTCACCGTCAGGCTGGTAGCGGCGCGGCGTTCCAGCGTCGTCATGGTTAGGCTTCCTCGTCGGCTGCGCTCAGGTCATCTGCAATCACGAACGCCTGTTCATGGCGGCAGGCCGTGCCTACGGTCGCCATCGCCCGCACCACCACACCACCACGGGAATACGCGGGTTCGGCATACGGGTTCACCAGCACGTCCAGTTCGGACCAGACGCCCAGCAGGATTTGCGAGAAGTCGCCCAGGATCACCGGCTGCCCGGTGCTGTCGCCTTCCAGCGCACGAGTCACGAACAGGGAACGGTCAGCCATGCGGCCACCTTCCAGCAGATAGCCAGGCAGACCGGCTTCTTTCAGGGTCGATGCCAGAATGGTTTTGCCGGTGCCGGTCGTCAGCCACGATCCACCGAAAATTTCTTCGTCCTCCAGCTTCTGGGCGAAGGCCAGGACATTGGCCCAGGTCAGGGCCGCCATGCTGCCGGTCTGCGCGTTGGAGAAGTTCAGGACGCCCAGCGGTTCATTGCTGGTGCCAGACCCGGCGATGATGGCGCGGTCGATTTGCTTGGCAATCAGGAACGCCAGATCATCACGCACCAGGGCTTCAATGCTGGGGTCACTTTGTTGCAGCAATTGGCGGGACATTTCGGTTTTGCCGCCCACATGCTTCGGCCCCAGGGTCACGCTGTCGAAGGCCATTTCGCCATCAGGCACCGCCCCACCTTCGGCCACCCAGCCGGTCGCCAGGCCGCTGCCGTATTTCGGGATGGACAGATTGCCGCGCAGGCCGGTCAGCACCCGCACACCCAGGCGGCGGGCCATCAGGGCTTCGCGCAAGGGGCCGATGTACAGATCACCACGATGGACGGTCGGCACGAGTTCCGGGGCCGTGGTCGTGGTGTTGGGGCCAGGATCGGCGCGGCGTTCCAGCAGGGACAGCGGCACAAAAGCGCCTTGTGCCTTGCGCCCGGTGCGGCGTTCGGCTTCCTGGCTGTATTCAGCAGCGGCACCACTCAGGGCACGGCCTTCCATCTGGACTTGCAGCACGTCCAGCAGGGACACGCGGTTTTCCAGGGCATCCATGCTGTCGCCACCATTGACCGGATCAGCAGCGGCGCGGCGCTCCATGTCGTCAAGGAATTGCTGGCGCTGTTCCTGGCGTTCCAGGTCTTGGATTTCGGCTTTCAGCTTGTCGAAGGCGGTTTGCTTCTCAGCCGTCATTTCACCGTCCAGCAGGGCGCGGGCTTCGGCCAGCTTGGCGGCGCGGGCTTCGCGAATTTCGTGAAGTTTCATGTTTGGTTCCTATAGGATGAAAATACTGTACAGACAACCAGTAAATAACACGCGTACAGGAACGGATCAATGGCCCTAAGACATTGAAAACAATGACGGATTTACCCGGACACTAAATAAATTTCAGGTGTTGGATTTCGGCCACTAGAGTTCCAGAATGGAACGCTAACGCAGCAGTAACGCCGGGATCGTTACTGAAACGTTCCAGTAACGGCCCAGCCCACGCGCACGGGGGGATCACCGGCTTATTGTTCCCATCTGGAACATTTACCAGATAGATGCCACGCACCCGCTGGGACGGGCGGGCATGTTCCGCAGCAGAACATGCCCCATGCGCTAGATGCCCACGCGCATCGGGCGGTCGGCTCACTTATAACGGTTTGAAGTGACGCGCATTGGATGCGCTCAAAACTGAGCGTATCTGCTACGCCCAATGGTGCAACGTTGCACCAATGTTCCCGAAAGGAACAATGCTCACTGTCATCGGATGACAGTGACGCAGCACAGCCGCCCCGATGTTCCCGAAAGGAACAACGGCGAAACGCTCACTGGCGGAATCCGACAGTGACAGGCTCACTGCGTGAAAACGCAGTGACGCAGCCGCACGGCCAAATCGAACAGACGTTGAACGGCTGTTGAACGGGTCTTGAACGTCTGTTCTCACGCGGGGTTCCACCGTGATGCACCGTGGGCCAATTACGCAACGTTGCGCAATTGCGAGGCCACCCGCCCCCTTGCCCCCTACTCCTTCCCGCTCCTTTTCATGCTTTCCTTGGCGTCTTGCAGAATGCCAATAAGGACATCAATCTGCCCCGGTGTCGTAGCAATCGGATATCCCCCTTGATGGGCAATAACGAAATCATGGTGATCCACATGAAAAATGTACTGCTCTACATACTCCCGATAGCCAGCAGTACCCATTTCTTCAAGCATCCGCGACCCCATGATGTCCTCGTCGAGGGTGAAATCAAAGATTCCCATTTAAAGCTCCTTTCAGTGGTACAGAGATGGCTTCATATATAAAGCCACCGGATTACGGTCATATAAAAATGACATTCTTTAGCTGTATTGAACCGGAATCCGGTTAATAGAAGGCGTTTGTATTACCGGATTCCGGTTCAATGAAGGCCGTTCTATTGACCGGATTACGGTCAGTTATTTTATTTTTTCCTCCCAGGTTAGAAACGCATCTTTCACGAAATCAGACGGCATCAAGTCCATTTCGGGCATGTAGTCCAGCGGTCGCCATGTCAGGCCAAACCAGGCCCCCCGTCTGGGTAGACAAGGATGACGGGTCATCTGAATAAACCCCTTGTCTTGCAGTTCCTGCCTAGCCCGTGAAAACACATCATTGCTATTCCAGCCGCGCTTTTTGAGCGTCGTCAGTGTGACGTGTATCTGTCCGTTGTTGTTGCCGTTGTAGAGTCGCAGCACCTCCAGCAGAAGGCGTGTCCCGGCTCCTGACAGGCAGGAAAATGCCGCGCAGTCCAGCACCTTATGCGGTACGGCGCAGAACCGCCCCCCAATGGGGTTATCTGATTTTCTCCGGCGGACCATTCATTACGCCCCCCGCACCAGGTAGTACCGCTTGACACGAGTTTCGCCACCAAAGCGATTCGGCACCAGCTCCCATTCGTCATGGAACCTATGGCCATCGTTACGCAATTCAGAGATGGTCGAGTGCAAACAATGATCCCCATGCTGCTCTGCTTCAAATCTGTTCAAGCTGCGTATCCGCAGAACCGCCAAAATGGCGTCCTTTTTTGTCACCTGGCAAGTGGCGGGCCTGCCCTCATTGCCTTGATTGGTAGAG